CAGAGCAAGTTCGACCACGTTCCATGGATGGAGTTGCTGGTCGCGATGATCCGCATGTTGGCTGAAGCGGCGCGTAAGCAGTCACCTGAGCCTGAGCTGCACGCGCGCATTACCGAGATCGTGATTGCGCGCATCAGAGCAGGGTCTGTGAACTGGGAAGGTAAGTCGTGGAAGCACCTCCGTGGTCTACTGTCGGGGTGGGCTCTGACCTCAGCACTTGGGACACTGTTGAACTACGTCGAGTTCGTTGGCGTGACAATAGTGTCGGGGGGTGTGATGCCGGCGGATGATGAGCTTGCGCTTCAAGGAGACGACGACCTCGTATTCACTCGGTCTTGGAATGCGGCTGTTACCGTGGTGAAGACGTACATGCGGGTACTACCGGTCAACCCTGGTAAGTTCTTCGTCTCTGCAAGTCGCACGGAGTTTTTGCGCATGGTGATCACGCCGGAGAGGGTGACGGGGTACGCGGCGAGAGCAGCACCCTCGCTGTTCTACGCCAATGCCTGGGCAGGAGGTAAGATGACCGTCCAATCGACGATCTCTTCCTGGGCACGGCTTGTGCAACGAGGTTGCTCCCTCGACGACGTTCGCCATCACGCCATCAACGACGTCTGTGGGTTCACACGCGCTCCGCGTCAACACATCGAGGACTTGCTGGCCACTCCGAAGGCTGTGGGGGGAATGGGGCTGGAAACCAGGGCTAGGGGGAAGTGGAGGGCAGTCAGGGAAGACTTCCTCACCGACGAGGGACCCTTCGAAGCTCGAAGAGTGGCTAGGACAGATCCGGAACGTGTACCTCCCAAGGTCAGGGCAAGGGCTGCCGAGAACATTGCCTCCCACGGGGGAGTGTTCTCCGACAGAGCGGTCGCCCGCGCTGCTGCCGACGGGGTATTGGTGGGAGTTCAGGGTACGTCGTGGGGTGCGGCTCTCGACCAGAAGGTCAGTGTCGAGGCAGTGAAGGTCATACCGGTGCCTCACTTGCTGTTCGGGAAGTTCGTCAACGTGGCACCTCCACGCACCACCATCGATCCCATCTTCCTCGCTCCAGTGCTGCGAGTCATGGTGCGGCGGGGCTGGAAGGCGGTGGCTGGGTTGTTCGAGCACAGGGACAGAGAGCTGGTGCGATCGAGGTGGTCTTCATGGGGTAGGAGCGTGTGGTTTGACTGGGTTACGGGGAAGCTGAAACCGAAGGGGTGGACAGATTGGCGAATGGGGTCAGTCGTTGCCTCTGCGGTTTCTGATGCGGTTGGTTACGAGCTGTGGCTTCCACCCGGGAAGCCGACGAGGGATGCTGTGGTGGCCGGCATGCTGGCCACAGAGCTGCACTCTAGGCGTTACCACAGGGAGGACATGGATTGGATGGGAGGATAGGGAAACGGGGTCGTCAGCCCGCGGTGTCGGTTCATCGCGCCACAACACAGATCAGTTGTGCTGGCTGGGTACTGCAAGAAAAACATCCCACATCCGCCACGGGGGGGCAGGCTTCGGCTTGTGCGGAAAAACGGGAGACAGGTAAGAAC